GCCGTTTCGATGATGGTTCCAAGCGCATGACAAAGATCGAGTACCTCTTGTATGTACTTATCGCTGTTGTGCTGCTTGGCCCCGGAGTTGCTGCCGAATTCGTCAAAAAACTTTTGGGGATGTAAATGCTTGCCGAGATTGCAGCAGCGAACGCAGCGTTCTCTGTCATCAAAGCTGCACTTGCAAACGGCAAAGAACTGCATCAACTCGGCTCACGGGTCTTTGACTACTTCGACAACAAGGCAAAGATTCAGGAGTCTGCCACCAAGAAAGGCGGCGGCTCCGACCTTGAAGAGTTCATGGCGCTGGAAAATCTCCGGCAACAAGAAGAAGAATTGCGCGAGCGCATGGTCTACGCCGGGCGTCCGGGAATGTGGACTGACTGGCAGAAGTTTCAAGCGCAAGCTGCTCGCAAACGCCGCGAAGACGCTGAAGCCGCCAAGCGCGAAAAGATTCGCAGGGCAGAACGCCTTGCTCAGTTGACAGAATACATTGCCGTTGGCATAGCCACGGTGATACTTGCTGCACTGATTACCTACGGCATCATTTTGTACATGCTGCACCTGCGATGAGCGAAGAGAAGCTGAACGCAAACTCAACGCTCGACAAGGTGCTCGGGTATGTGGATTCGCCGTTCAAGTTGTTTGCCATCCTCGTAATGGGCATTGTGGCTTTCTCTGGGTACTTCTTGTGGCAGAACCAAGAGTTCATGCGGGACGCTTACAAGGAATCCAAAAAGCTGCCGGAGATCAACACTTCAAGGGCAGATGATGTAGGCTCAATGCTGATGAAGAAAACCGGGGCCACGGTTGTCGCGGTCTTCAAGGTCAACCCACTGTTCAATAGCCGGGTGCTGTACAGGGCATATACCAAGGATGGCAGGGACAAGAGCATTGAGGACATCGACGTGGGGCTGTTCAGCCAAAACTCTGCCAACAACTCGGATGTGGTGCGGCTGATGACCAACGAGATACCTTGTGGTGAGTACCGCTACGCGCAGTCTGAGGTGGGTCTGTGGTATTTGGAGAAGGGCGTGGCGTACACCTGCCGGGTGAGCGTACCGCCAGACAGTTACAGGTTTGTGGGACAGGTTACGGTAGGCTGGACTGAGCCACCGCAGGACATCCAACAAGTAAAATTCATGCTGGAGATCGCCAGCGCCATGTTGACAAAAAGGGGTAACTGATGCTTTCACTCATTTCAACTCTCGGGGGTCTGCTGATCTCCGGACTGCCCAAGCTGCTGGAGTACTTCCAGAACAAGGCTGACCAAAAACACGAGTTGGCGCTGGCTCGAGTCCAGACCGAGCGCGAACTGCAACTGGCTGCTGCTGGCTTTGCCGCGCAGGCTAAGATCGAGGAAATCCGCACCGAGCAGGTGGCGATGGAGACCGACGCCCGGATGACTGAGGCCGCTCTTGCCCACGACGCCAAGGTGCTTGAGAAGGCCTCCACATGGGTGTCCAGCTACGTGGGCACCGTGCGCCCCACCGTGACCTACATCTTCGTGCTGGAGTTGGTGGCCATCAACGCCTTCATGGCTTGGTATCTGTACCAGCAGCCGGGCCTGATCACCAGCATTGACGACGTGATTCGCTACTCCGACCTGATCTTCTCCAGCGACGAGATGGCCATGCTGGGCGGCATCATCGGATTTTGGTTTGGTAGCCGCCAGTGGAGCAAAAAGTGAAACTGAGCAAAGCCGGGGAAGACTTGATGCACAAGTACGAGGGCTTTCGCTCTCGGCCCTACCTTTGCCCTGCACACATCTGGACGATTGGCTACGGCCACGTCCTGTACCAAGAACAGATCAGGCTCCCTGTGGTGCGCGTGGAGGGCAAAGAGACCCCCATGATCCGCAAAGAGTACCCACTGAAACCGGAGGACAACCGTGTCTGGACAAAAACGGAGATCGACGAACTATTCCGAGATGATGTCGGAACTTTTGAACGGGGTGTTCTTCGTCTTGTTCCCGGTGTGGTTGGGCGTCAAGGCAGCTTTGACGCTCTGGTCTCTATTTCCTTCAATTTCGGGCTAGGAAACCTCCAGCGCAGCACCATTCGCATGAGGGCCAACAGAGGCGATTGGGAGGGTGCTGCGGAGGCTTTTAGGGTTTGGACGAAGGGTGGTGGCAAAGTGCTTCCGGGGCTCGTTAAACGCCGGGAAGCCGAGATTGCGCTGTTCTTGAGTTAAGTGCGAAAATAAGGCACGAACCAAGTAAAGGAAAAACATGACACTTATCCCATCTTGGGTTATGACGTATGACAGTTTGACCTCCACAGTACTTCAGTACTTGGAGCGAAAAGACGCCGCAGTTGTCAATGCAATTCCCACATTCATTTCGCTGGCCGAGTTCGAGATCGCACAAGAGATTAAGACCCTTGGCCAACTTCAAATTGTCGAAGCCAATATGGACGCCGACAACTCGATCCTGCAAAAGCCTGCCCGGTGGCGCAAGACGGTGTCAATGAGCGTGACGGTGAACGGCAAGAAGCAGCCCGTCTACCTGCGCAAGTACGAATACCTGAAGAACTATTGGCCAGACGCAGACCAGACCGATGTGCCGCTGTATTACGCCGACACCGACTGGGAGCACTGGTACCTCGCGCCCACACCTGCCGAGTCGTACCCATTTGAGGTGCTCTACTACGAGCGCATCGCACCGCTGAGTTCTGCCAACCAAACAAACTGGCTGACTCAAAACGCCCCGAACGCTATGCTGTTCGGAACCCTGCTGCAAGCAATGCAATTCCTGAAGAACGATCAGCGCGTCATCTTCCAGCAGAAGTACACCGAGTCGCTCCAAGCCCTGAAAGCAGAGGATGTGGCGCGTGTTGGTGATCGTCAAGCCGTTGCCGTGGATTCCTAAAAATGACAAGCTACATCAACCCCTACACTGGTCAGACGATCAGCCCATCACAAGTGGGCTATGTTGAACTGACCGTCTCGGCCGACACAATTCTTCAGTGGCCAATCAACGGCAACACCGACAACGTCGTCGCCAACATCATTGAAGTCACGGCGACCACCACGGGCATCGAGTTGTTCATGCCCCCGGCAACGTCTGTGTCCACTGGCCAGAGTGCGCTGATCCGCAACATCGGCGTCAACTCCTTCACCGTGGTGGACACAAGCGGCAACACGATTGTTTCCGTTGCTTCCGGCATCGCGCAATACATCTACGTCACCGACAACAGCACCATCAACGGCTCATGGGAGACCGTGACGTTTGGCGCAGGAACTTCGGCGGCAAATGCAGCCACCCTTGCTGGCTTCGGCCTCAAGGCAGTGAGCACCACGCTGAACACCGTTACTCCGGTCTCCACGTTCAGTTCCGACTACACCCTGCTGCCAGCAGACCAGTCGTCCTTGTACGTTTGGACTGGTGGTGCAGGCAACGTCACACTGCCCTCTGCTGCCGCTGTAGGGGCTGCTTGGTACGTCATCATCAAGAACGACGGCACTGGCATCCTGAACGTGCTGGCCACTGGCGCAAACACCATTGACGGCCAAGTGTCGAAGCAGCTTCAGATTGAAGAGTCTCTGGTGATCGTCTCCAACGGCACGACGTACTTCAGCTACGCCTATGGCCAGTCCTCCACGTTCTTCTTCACTCAGTTGACCAAGAACGTGACTGGTGGAACCGTGACGCTGACATCCGCAGAAGCGGCCAGCATCATTCAGGAATATCAGGGCACCCTTACGTCGAACTGCACGGTCATTGTTCCCCCGACAGTGCAGTTGTACTCGTTCCGAAACGACACAACTGGCGCGTTCTCTTTGACGTTCAGCACTGGCGCTGTTGGTGGGCTGACAGTCAGCTTGCCGCAGAACCAAACGATTCTTGCAATTTGCGATGGCACGAACGTTTACAACGCGCAGACATCGACCTCTTCGTTCATCAATGCACTGACGCTTGGCAACGGCTCTGCTGCCGCTCCTTCGCTGTCATTCACTGGCAGTGCGACCACTGGTTTGTACCTTGCCGCAAGTAATCAACTTGGCTTTGCAGTGAACGGCCTGAACGCAGGCACGTTGACAGCAACAGGCCTGCTCATGCCTGTAGGAATCAACGGTGGAGCATTCTGATGACAGCAAAGGTAATCGCCCTTCAAGTCGGCCCCGGCATTCAGAGGGACGGGACAATCTTTGCATCAGTGAGTTATGTGGACGGCAAGTGGGTGAGGTTCCAGTACGGTCGCCCGAGGAAAATTGCTGGCTACAACGGAGCATTTCTGAACGCCTCAGGGATCAGTCGCGGGATGATCATGAGCGCAGAGAATGGTCTAAATTACGTGATCTCTGGCTTCAGCAACGGCATCGAGCAGTGGACGACTGACAGCGATGACGGTGTGGGTTTTGGCCCAACCCCTGTGGAGCCAGTTGGATCACTGGCATCAATCACCATCACCAATCAAGGCTCCCTGTACACCAACGGCACGTACACCAACGTGCCAATCGTTTCTGCTGGTGGCTCTGGTGGACAAGCCACTGTGGTGGTGTCGAGCAACTTGGTTTTCAGCGTAACGATCACCAGTGGCGGCGTGGGCTACGTCCACAATGCATCGGTGACGATTGCCGCTGCCAGCATTGGCGGCACTGGCTCTGGCTTTGCTGGGTTCGTTGATGCCCTTACGACCTACGCCCCGAACCCAAACACCCTGTGGCAGTTTGACATCGGCTACGACGCCTTTGGCAACGGACAGAACAACCTGATTGCACACCCCGGCCAGAACTTGGCCGACATCTCATCGTCGGTGAACACGCGCCCCATGTTTGGCCCGTTCAGCGGCACGACACTGCGCCCTGTTGGTGTGTTCACAGACACGGGCACCACGACCTCAGGATCGCCCACAGTGACGTTTGCAGCGACCAACGTAGGCATAGGTGCTGGCGTGTCCGTAACGGGCACTGGCATCCCTTCTGGCACCACCGTGGTCAGCGCTGAAGAGGTTTCTGGCGTGTGGACTGCCACACTGAGCGCCAACGCCACCGCAAGCGGCTCGGCAGTGCTGACCTTTGACAACAACATCGCCGTGTCTGGCGGCATCGTGATGCTGTTCCCGTACCTGTTCGTGTACGGCAACAACGGCTTCATCGGCAATTGCGCGGCTGGCGACTTCAACAACTGGACATCGGCCGACTCCAACAGGAACAACGTCTCCTCCACCAAGGTGGTCAAGGGCCTGCCAATTCGCGGCGGTACAACGTCGCCTGCTGGCCTGTTCTGGACTTTGGATTCGGTGGTTCGCGTCACTTACTCGCCAACGCAGGTGGGCAACCAGACGCTGTACTGGAAATATGACCTGATCACACAGCAGTCCTCCATCCTCTCATCGCAGTGCGTGATCGAGTACGACGGCATCTTTTACTGGATCGGCTCCGACCGTTTCCTGATGTACAACGGTGTCGTGCAAGAGGTTGAGAACAAGCAAAACAACAACTACTTCTTCGACAACCTGAACTACCGCCAGCGCCAAAAGGTGTGGGCAAGCAAGGTGCCTCGTTGGGGTGAAATCTGGTGGTTCTTCCCGTCGGGTGACAACGAAGAGTGCAACGACGCCATCATCTACAACGTGCGCGAAAAGTGCTGGTACGACGCTGGCCAAGCCTTGGGTGCGCGCCGCTCTGCTGGCGTGTTCACCGAGGTGTTCCGTCGCCCCATCTGGGCAGGCAACGATCAGAACACGGCAGGCGAGTACACGCTGTGGCAGCACGAGACCGGAACGAACGAGGTGTACACCAATCAGGTCAACGCAATCGACTCGTTCTTTGAGACCAACATCATCGGCTCACGCATGGGCCTTGTGGGCTCGATAGAGCAGCCCGGCGACAACGTGTGGACTCGCTGTGAGCGCGTAGAACCCGACTTTGTGCAGTCCGGCGAGATGACGCTGATCGTCACTGGTAAGTCATACGCTGAAGACGTTGACGACCCGTCTGAGCCGTATCCGTATGACCCCACCACGCTGAAGGTGGACATGAAAGAACAGCGCCGTGAGATGCGCATGAGGTTCAGGAGTAACACCCAAAACGGGAACTACTTCATGGGCCGTGTGCTTTTGAGCATAGACACAGGCGACGTGCGTGGAACAGGTAATCCATAATGATTGCCTACGATCCTCGTGGGATGACTTGGGATCAGTACTGCAAACTGATGGCCGAGTTATTTGCCCCTAACCAGTTGGGGTATGTAGAAGAAGAAAACTGGCGTAGCTGGGCTGATGGCTTGAGTGGTATCGGGTATTTCTCTGAATCAGCGATTCCCACCCACCATGGCTTTGAGCATTGGTACGAATGGGCCGAGCGTGTAGCAGGCATTTTGACCGTGACTGTGGGGGAAATATGAACTTTCTTGATTTACTGAACATGGTGGCGCGTGAGGCACGCCCTGCGCACCATTCACTCAGTCCTATGACGGATATGGAGACACCGTTCACAGAGACTGAACTTGACTCACTCGATGGGCTGATGATCGTCATGTACATGTCCATCATCTATGGCATCGAAGACGATCTGGTGAAGGAATTTCACCCGGAGACGCCGCAAATCCTGTTTGACTTCATCCAGCAGCACAAGACTCAAGAGCCTGAGTCGATTGAGCAAGCCAAGGAGTTGATTAAATGATTTACCTGAGCGACTACCGGATCGCGGCCACCCACATCACCAAACTCATGGAAGACATTCGCCACCCTCAGGTGGTGAATCTTTTTCCGGAGACGTTCGAAAAGATCAAGACTGGCCTGTTTTACGTGCCCCACCGGGTGGCCGACAAGGTGATTGACCAAGAGTTGGCCAAGACCTTGCGTGAGGACACCGAGGCCAAGACCGCATTCATTCTGGCGGCTGGCAACGGGCACTTTGCAGGGATCAACCCCGTCAAGTCCGAGCCCAACAGCTTGATCTACGAATACAAGTTCCTGCCCCTGACGCTGACGCAGGTCTACGCCGGGCGCACAGCGCAAGCATTTGGGGCGTCCGACCACATCGTGACCGACTCCACCGCCTGCGCCTCGAGCATGAAGGTGCTCATGGACGTGCAGACCCTGATGCGCTTTTATGGCTTCAACCGGGTGATCGTGCTGGCCGTGGAAGACCAAGTCAGCAACCTGACCCTCAACTTCTTCGGTGAAGCGCAGGCTTCGCTGGCTTGGAAGGACGAAAAAGAGGGTGTCAAGCCCTCGGCCTTCGACAGCGTAAATGGCGGCTTCCACGTGGGTCAGGGGGCCTGCTTGGCGGTGTTTGAGGACGAAGCAACGGTCAAGCGCCGTGGAATCACCCCCAAGGGCCGACTTTTGGGGGCCTACACGGCCTCAGAAGCCTGCGCCAATGCCATCGGCCAGACTGAGGGCGGCGAGGGCTTTGTGAGGGCCGCAGTGGGTGCTCTGAAGATGGCAGAACTGACCCCGGCGTGCGTTTCGGTGATCAAGACCCACGGCACGGGCACCAAATCCAACAATCGGGCTGAGAGATCAGCCATCGAATCGACGTTCACGGACTTTGTGGCCACCTCCTACAAGCAGGTGATCGGCCATACCATGGGCGTGAGCGGCTTGCTTGAGACCTGCATGTTGATCGACAATATGACCAACGGGTTTGTGCCAAGCATTCCAAACAGAACAGAAGAGGACGACGTGTTCCTGTCGCACGACATCGAGGCTCCGAAAGGGGCCATTTTGTCATTGGCGGCTGGTATGGGGAACGTGTACTCGGCCGCAGTAATGACAACGGAGTTATGACATGCAAGTAGATTCAAAAAAGCAGAAGCTAAATACAGGCCAAATCATCGGCATTTTTCTGGAAAACGTGAAAAGTCCTCATCCCCCTGAAGTGATGATGCCTGCCATTCTGGATGAATTGAATCAACCCGGCACTGAGGTCAAGCAGTTTGGCAACACGCTGTTTGAAGTCCACAAAGGCAAGGATGGCCAAGCCTTCTTCAAAGCATTCAATGCCGACACTGGCCCCAACTTCGTGGAGAACAGCAAGCTGTTTTCGGTGTGGGCTAAGAACGTTTTGGGCCTCAAAGTTCTGGTCACAGAATTTAACGATCCATCGCTTGAGCGGCTTTTCAAACTGATCTCCATGAACCCGCCGATGCCGGGCATGGGGTATCAAATTTTCAGATCAAAAAGCGGCAAAACCCGCATTGGTTTGAACTTGGGGGAATAACATGTCAGCAATTGTTGAAGCAGTCGGTGATGTTTTCGAGGCCGTAGGCGATGCCGTTGGATCGGTTGTCGAGGGCATCGGAAACATCGTTGAGAAGGTTGTCGATGAAGTCGTTGAGCCAGTCGTCAAGGCTGTAGGCAACACGATTGAGGCGGCGATGGATGACCCCCTTGGCACTTTGGTCAAGGTGGGCACGGCGGTGTTCGCTCCGGCTCTTTTGCCTGCCGTCAACCTTGGCTTGGCTGTGGCAAACGGCGTCCCACTTGAGAAGGCCCTGATCAACACTGGCCTGAACATGATCGGCGCTCAAGTCGGCAACTTTGTTGGCGGTCAACTCACATGCACGTTTGATCTTGGCTGCTTTGCAAGTGATGTGGTCACTGCTGGTGCCAAAGGTTTTGTCACGTCCGGCCTGAAGGGTGACTGCGTGTTGGAGGGCACTGCTGGGGCAATGCTCAACAACGTGATGAACACGGGCGCAAAGAATCTTGCCTCTGGCAAAGGACTTTTTGGATGCGCAGCCACCAGCACATCAGGCACCACTCAGTACGATCCGGACAGCTTGACCACGTCTGGTCTTCCTCAGGGTTGTCAAGGTAGCGCTCTCAACACAGGCCTTGGTGCAATGCCAAGTTGCGCTTCTTCCGGCAGTTTGGGTACTGTCACCGTCTCCGCTCCAAGAGGAGGTTTCTGTACCGACTTGACTTGCATATCTGGCAGTCTTGGCACCACGGGCTCCGCTGCCACAACTGATGCTGGCGCTATGACAGGCACTGGCGCTCTGGACACGGTAACGGTCACTGCACAGCGTCCTACCTGCACCGACATAACCTGCACGTTTAGCCCAAGCACAACAGATTCGTGCAAGGGCACCATGGTTGTCACCGGACAAAGACCCCGCGACACAGACGTGACATGCACGTTTGATCCAACAACCACTCTCTCTCCGGACGAAACCACCGATATGGGCACAGTGGTTGTCACTGGACAAAGGCCAACCTGCACGGATATAACGTGCGTCACCGAATTGCCAGAAGTGGTGGTGACTGGAAAGCGCCCAGAGTGCGAACTTGGCATGTGCTGCAAGTTCACTGGGTTTAAGCCACCAGAGTTGAAACTGCCAAAGATCAACATTCCAAAGTCAAGGCAAGTGCAAACCGTCGGAACCGCTGGAGCATTTGGCTGCGGCGCGATCCCATGGCTGGACACACGCGACTCTCTGCTGCGCAACCAGATTGTTTTTGACAGGCCAACTGATGAAACGATCAAGCAAGCCAAAATCAATGACATGTACGGCCGCATGGATGGCTGCTTGGCCAAAGAAATGCAAGATCGATTTGGTGGCGTGCCTCAAATCAAACTCAAGCCCTTTGATGAGCCCGTGGGTGGTCTTCCGCAAGGCCCCGGTTTTGCAACTGGTGGCAACGTAGAGGGTACGGTGACGTACTGCTACAACCAAGATGCCAAGTACATGCCCAAGTTTGTCAATTGCGGCCCTGACTTCTTGACGAACTCTGCTGCAAGCAAGCGTGTGCCCCTGACGCACAAAGAATTGAAGCACCTACAGGCGCGCATCTCCCAGCACGGCAACATGGGTGGCTTGGCCTCTGGCGGTCTCCCCAAGAAGTACCAAGAGGCCATGCCGAAGGATCACAACCCAGAGTTCGTGACTGGCATGACTGGCTACTACGCTTGTGGCGGTGGCACTGGCCAGTCGGACGACATCCCGGCAATGCTGCACGATGGCGACTACGTGATGGACGCTGACGTGGTGGCGGCACTGGGCGACGGCTCCAGCAAGGCAGGACGAGCAGTCCTTGATGGCTTCCGCAGCCAGATTCGCCACAGCGAGACAGCAAAAGGCAAACCCGTGCCTGCGAAGATTGCAGACGGCGAGTACGTGTTCCCAGCAGGTTTTGTTTCAGCCCTTGGTGGTGGCGACAACAAAGCGGGTGCGAAGATTTTGGACGGCCTGCGCGAGAAGCTGCGCGCCCACAAAAGATCAGCACCCACCAGTAAAATACCACCCAAGGCGAAATCCCCACTTGACTACATCAAGCAGGCGAAAGGTTAAAAATGGCAAACTTACTGCAATCCTCGCAGAACAAACAAACGACAGCGCCGGGTTTTTACACCGACTACCTGAGTAACCTTGCAACCCAAGGCAAGACCGCCGCTGATCAGGCAGACTTTGTTGGTGCCCAGCCTCTGCAAACAAAAGCCTTTGAGCAGGTCTGCCAGAACTTTGGTGCCCAGCAAGCAGGCGTTACCGCTGGCAAAGGTCTGGTGGGCCAAGCGGCTCAACAAAACGTCACTGGCGCAGCGGCTCCCTTCCTGCAAGCAGGCACCAGCGCCAGCCCACTGAACGCGATGACGCCCTATGCCCAGACGGCCATGTGTACGACTGGCTACGAGGCTGGACAGCCTTTGGTGGGTCAGGGTGCAGCCATGTCTGGTTTGGGCGCTGCAAGCCCCTATCTGGGCCGCGCAGCAGGCACATGCGGTGCATGCGTGTCTGGCCAATACGTCAACCAAGCCACCAAGCTGGACATGACTGGTGCGGCTGACCCGTACCTCAAGCAAGCGGCTACGAGCGGCGGCTTGAGCGCTGCAACGCCTTACCTCCAGAGAGCCACGACCACCAGCCCTGCTGACTTGGCCGCTTCGTACATGAACCCGTTCCTGAAGACGGCCGTGCAGTCGATGTCCGACATCGCCCAGCGCAACATCCGTCAGAACCTGTCGCCTATGGCAGCAGCAGCGGCCGTGGGCTCTGGCCAGTTTGGTTCACAGCGCGGTGCGCAGGTGCTCGGTCAAATCCAGTCACAGGCACAGCAAGACCTGAACAACCAGATCGCCCAGATGATGTCTCAGGGCTACGGACAGGCTCTGTGCGCTGCTGGCAAGCAAAACGCACTGGTGGCCAACGCTGGTAACACCGCAGGCACTTTGGGCCAGCAGCAGGCTTCCTTGCTGGCGCAGTTGGGTCAGACCTCTGGCCAACTGACTGGCCAGCAGATGCAGAACCTGATCAATGCAGGCAACGTGCAGGGCACCCTGACTCAGCAGCAAGCCAACTTGCTGGGCAACTTGGGCCAGACTGCTGGCACGTTGACCAACCAGCAGGCACAAAACCTGATCAACGCAGGCTCGAACCTTGGCAACTTGCAGCAAGGTGCGAACCAAATTGCGGCTGGTCTGGGATCGACTGCATCGCAGGCTCAGACTGCACAGAACCAAGCCAACCTCACTGCTGCACAGACTGCGGCACAGGCGGCAGCGAACCAAGGCAACCTGTTGAACCAAGCAGGTGTGAACATGGGCAACTTGGCACAGACTGGTGCCAACATGAACTTGGCTTGCATCAACGCCCTGTCTACCCTTGGTGGCCAGCAGCAGACGATTGGCCAGAACGAGCAGAACTATCCGCTCACCAAGCTGCAATCGCTTGGCACTCTGCTTCAGGGCTACAGCATCCCGACTGGCACGAAGACTACTTTGTGCATGTCTCCATTGTCTGGCGTGGCCGCAATTGGCAGCGCAGGCAAGGCTGCAATCAAGTGCTTCCCCGGCATCAAGGGCACACTTGGCAGCATTATCGATGCCATAAAAGGCGGTGGCGGCGGTGGTGGCGGCACCAATCCGGCTAACCCATGCCTTGACAGTTGCGCATGCGTAAACGGCAGTGTTGGCGATTGCATCTGCTGCTCTTGCACCTGCATCTGCTGCTGCGTCTGCTGCGCAGCCGACGGTGGTTTGATCAAGTCCAAAGCACGTGGCTTCAAGGGTTGCGCTTCTACTTATTCACGTGGCGCTCTGCCATCGAAGAAAGGTTAATCCATGGCTCAAGAACGCAGAACACAGGACTACAGCTTCACGAGCGGTCTTGCAAACGTTAACCCCGCTGAACTGCCGCCCGAAGCACTTGAGAAGTACAAAGGCACTTTGCAGCAGGGCATCGAGGCCCTCGAGAAACGATACAACGAGCCGAACTGGTACAAGGTTGCTGCCGGGTTTGCAAAGCCACAACTCGGTGGCTTCATTGCGTCTTTGGGCAGTGCCGCTGAGGCTGCTGGCAACACTGAAGAGCAGCGCCGTGAGCAGTTGCTGCCTATTGCCCAAATGAAGGCCGAGATTGACCGCGCAGGCATGCTGCTTGGCCAAAAAGAGCAGCAGAACAAAATCTACCAAGAGTGGCTGGCCAAAAATACTGGAGCAGATGGCAAGGTGGCACCGATGGATGCCTCGACCTACAGCCGCATCACGTCGCTGGGTGCTGACACGCCTGTGGCCAAAGCCGCCCTTGCCTACTACGAAGCCGCGAAGGCTGGTCTGGAAATCACGACTCAAGCCACCACTGCAATGGGCAAAGACCCACTGCTGCAACTGGAGGACTGGACGAAGTTCCAATTGACGCCAAACGCAGACTCCAAGGCTGCGCAAAGCAAACAAGCCCAATTCGAGAAGGCGCTCGAGGCAGGCCGTCCACCTCAAATCGATCCTGCTCAGTGGGCAACCATGGGCCGCTACGAGAAGATGGAGCAAGCCGCCGAGTACGCACGCGAACAGCGCGAGAAGGGCATGAGCATCGAAGAGGTCATGCGCCAGAAGGCAGACACTGCACCAGACCGCCTGAAGTTGCTGGGCTCGATCCGCGACCTGACGCTGGGTGTTGGTCTCGCAGATGCAACCACCAAAGAAGGCAAGAAGATCAGCGGCCAAGAACAGATTGGTGCGTTGCTCAACAAGTTCGGTGGCAACAACCCGATGGAAGTGTTTGCACGTGCAGCGGCCGACGGCAAGCTGGGCGACACACTCAAGGACATCGACGTGTATGCGCGCCAGATCGGCATGTCCGACGAGGCCAAGAACAAGTTCCAAGTGCTGGTCAAGTTGCTGGCCGAGAACCAAGTTGCTTTGCGTGGTTCAGCGGTCAACCCGACCAATGCGTTCACTGATTTGCAGCAGATTGCATCGCCGAACATTGGCAACAGCCAGTCTGCATTGGTGACCTTGGTTGACCTGATGGCACACGGAGAGAAGGCTGCTCAAGAGCGCTACAAGTTTGCCAAAGAGAAGAAGATTCCCTACGGCCGTTTGGAAGACAACCCAGACTACCTTGATCTGCGCAGAGAGCAGGCCAAAAAGTACCGTGACATCTCGACATCGAACCCACTGGATGTTCGCTCAGAGGCCACCTACAGCCCCTCTGGTGGCAACGTAGCAAACAAGCCTGCCACCTCTCCAAGTGGCACGCCTAAAGATCGCCCCAATGAGCGCACGATCAATGGCAAAGTCTGGGTTCGTCAACCTGATGGTTCATACAAACCGAAAGAATAAGCAATGACAACACTTGCTGAATACAACAACAACCCCGGCAACATCCGTCCTGCCAAGGGCGTTAAGTACGAAGGCTTGATTGGTGTTGACGACAAGGGCTTTGGCATTTTTGAGAAGCCAGAGTACGGCCAGAAGGCGTTGATCAACGACATCAAGTACAAGTTGGAAAAGCGCGGCCTTAAAACTCCGAACGACTTCATTGACGTTTACGCCCCGAAAGGCGACGAAAACCCAGAAGACGCACGTGACAACTACAAAATTTACATCGCTCAGATGTTGGGTCTGAAGAGCACCACCGACCCCATCCCTGATGATGCAATTGAGAAGCTGGCGCAGGCCATCACCAACTTTGAAGGTGGCAAGTGGCAAGAGAAGCAAGAGCCAGCAAAAGCAGATACACAAGTCGATGCGACTGAAACCGACGAAGGCAAAGGCAAACCTATCCCCTCAACAACAGAGGCAGGAGCCGATGAGAACGCCATCATGGGTGTTGTTGGTGGCGCGACTGGGGCCAAGCTGGCAGGCAGCATTGAGAGCGGCAAGAGGCTTCTCCCAATCATTCAATCGCTGTACGAGAAGAGAACTGGCAGTGATGCATACATGCACCGCCCACAAAGCCGTGGGAGCCTTCAGCGATACCTCAACAGCCAGTTGAACGAAAACATTCGCATCCCGTTGGCTGAGTTGGAAAAAGTCGCCAATGAAGGCACCCCGGTGCGCACCATGAAAGAGGTGCAAGCGGCCATCGACAACATCAATGGCGTACCCAGTGAGCGTGTGGCCAAGACAACCTCGATTGACCCAAGGACTGGCAGGCCGCGCAAGATTTTTACCACCACAACTGGCAAACCACCAATTGACCTGTCTGCGTACAAGCACACGCCCACAATCGCAACTCGTGCGGCAGATCAAGCGGCGAGAGGCGCAGATATTGTCAAAGGCGCGTTGCCTTCAGTCGGCCGTGTTGGTGTGGGTGCCTTGGGTGGCGCTCTGGCTGGATCGCAGTTGTACGACGCATTCAAAGAGTACGACTACCCGAACAAAGGACTGCGCATGCCAACCGCACGTAATGCGGCGCAGTTTGCAAGCGGTGCGGGTGGTGCTTTGGCCATGCTGCCATTTGGCGTGACACAAGGCCTTGGATTGGCCTTGCAGGCCCCTGAATTGGCTTTCCAAGGCTATGACGCCCTGAAGGCCATGCAGGAGCGCAGCAGGAACGCTCCGCAAGAAGATACGGATCGGATTTATTTGAATAATCCGATGCCATGATCACGTTGGCCGTCTCCCCAGCGTGAGGGCATTGCAGTTGCCCATGTTTGAGCCCCCTTGGATTCCCCCCCGAGGGGGCTCTTTTTTGAAGTCGAAATACGCGATCAAGGCGAAGCTGACCACGTAGATGACAGCGAACGCCTTGACGTATTTCACAGTGGGCCTTTTTTGTCCTGAAGGGCCTGAGCGACAACCGGGTTGAGGCTGCGCACAAACTCAATGCAGCGTGCGCGCTCGTTCTGCGTGGCGCGGTAGACGCGCTCATTCAGTTCGTTGTCGCGCAAGCCAGCAAAGCCCTTGGCCAGCTTCATCAAGTCCTCTTCAAGGAAGTTGTAGTCGCCCTCAAGCCCAGCACCAAAGAAGGCTTGGAACACGTCTTCTTTTTTCAACTCCATCACACGATCCCCCAGTCTTCGGCCAGCACGTCTGTTTGACTTGCAAGCCATGGCACAAACTTGTCATCGACGGTCTTCATGCCGATCCATGGCAGGCCATCGAGCAATTCCAGACCACGGGTAGTTTCCCAGTGAGACGCAGGCATGAAGTACAGCCACATGCCCTTGCCATTCCAGCCACTGCGAGACACCCTGTGGCCACGTTTGAGGGCTTCGATGGCCAAGCCAAAGGTCATGCCTTCGGTGGGCCTGTAGGCGTTCTCAAACACTGCCTTGGGCGACCAAGAGATGTACCCCTTGAAGTCCTTGTGGTTGGCTTGGCCACCGTCCAGATACTCAACGAGATACCCGGCATCGTCACCATTCTCGTCAGCAGGGAGTTCCCAGTCTCGGAGGATGTTGTATGCCGCACGGGTCATGTCGATGGCGTTGATCAATTTGACGCCGATGTATTGCTTCATTTTTTGCTCCGTGTTGTTTGTTTTCCAGCGGGTGCAGTCAACACTGGCTCATCAATAAATTTGTTGAACAGCGTCTCGGCCAACAGATAGCCTTCAAGGGGCCAAATCTGGCGCAGGGCGTCCTCAAACGCATACTTGCGGCCAAGGTCACGATCAAACTCTCTTGGGTCAACGCAGGCGCTGTGGCCGTTGATGCTGTAGCCGTTCTCCATGGTGAGTTGGCAGATGGTGGTGCGACCGTCGGGCAAGACCAAATAGGTCTCACCCTTGATCTTGGCTTTGATGCCGTCAAGGGTGACCTTCATGCCTTACTCCGTTGGGATTTGAGTTTGCTCTGCAATCACAGAGGCGGTCTCCAGCGTGACGCCTTTGCCCATGAGCATGGCGACATCGATGGCCTTGGCCACGTCAACGGTGAAGGTTTTGCCTGCAACGTGACGAAGGGCTTGTGCTTGGCTCACGGCCTGCACGAGGTGGGTGTTGTCACCGTTGGTGACTTTGTAGATGCGTTGTTCTGCTGCCATGATGATCTCCTTGTAATGGCGTTAAAAAATACCGAACCAAATCCCCGTGCCGTGTACGCAGCCGATAGGGAAGAAAACAGCGCCAGCCAGCAGAAAAATCCACTTGGCAGTGCTGATACATGCGATGACGTGAGTGAGCCATGCAGCGCCCACCCAAGCAACAATTAGGAAGGGAACAAGACTGTCCATGGTCAGACTCCAAAGTTGTTTTTGAGTTTCCAGAAACGCAGCAACGACTGGAACATCTCCCAGCCCTTGACCAGTTCATCCTCGGGCCACTCCACAACCTTGATGAGGCCGGGGTGGGTGCGAGAGATGAACACGTTTGCACAGCGTGCGTGGGGCACCTGCAAGCCGTTGCGGTAGGCTGCAAGCTGCATGAGGTGCTCGTCGTAGGCGTCGATCTTGTCGTCTGGCCCGAAGTCCTTCGACTTGGCGTCCAGCACGATGCCTACAGGGGCGTGCTCATCAGGCGCGCAGTACAAGTCCACCTTGCCGCCAAAGCCCAGCGGTGAGGCGAACGAGCGCTCTGTGAGCCATGGCTGGAACGGGTGGGTCTTGAAGTGCGTGAAGATGGCCTCCTCGAAGGCCTTGGCCATCTCTTCGTGCTCAACAGGGCGCACGCCAGCCATCCAGCCCTCGATGGACTCGTGGATGCGGGTGCCCAGTTCAGCGGCCTGCTTGCCCGTCTCCTTGGAGTCGGCCACGATACGTGCGATGTAGGCCTTCTCGGGCTCATCAGGCATCTTGGGCAGGGTCATTGCAGCCAGAAGCATTTGCTCCAGCTTCCACTGCTCCAAACCGGGCTTGGCGGCGATTTTCATGATGGTGGTGACCGAGGGCACCAAGTCCATCTTTCGTGCGTCCCTGAGGGTCGTGGGGCGGTCGGAGCCGTCCTTTGCCTTCACGGTGTACTGTGGCCCACCGTCTTGCTTGTACCAATGGACGGACTCAGCCGACCGGGCGATGATTGTGCTCATGCGTTCTCCTTTTTTGCTTTTGCGTCTGCGTGACGCTTCTTCATCATTGCGCTTATCTTGGCCCGTGCCTCTGGGCTCATCGTGCGGGTTTTGGGTTTCTTAGACTCCTTCTCCATGATGTATTTCGCCATCTTTTCCATGCGCTCTTGCAGTTGATCAATGCGAAAGAACAGCAGTTCTTTTTCTGCTTTTGAAATGAACATGGTGTGCTCCTATTTATAGTACTTTAGTTCAAAAGGGTATGTCGTCGTCTTCGTCGAACGCAGGCTTTGCTGGCGCGGCCTGAGGTGCTGGCGCAGGCGTGTTGCCTTGCTTCTTCTGCCACTCTGGTGACGAGGAAATCTTGGCCTTGAGGTTGTCGCTGAAGCCGTTGAACATCTCCATGTCGGGCTCATCGATCTTGAACAACTCGTTCTTGTTCACTGCGGTGGGCAAGCCGTTTTGCTTGATCATGGCAGGCACGGGCGTGACGCCATCCACGTTCGTGTACATCTTGCCGTCGGTCTTGCCGGGGCGCTCGATGATGTTGAGCATGCACCATGCACCGAGGACGTTCTTCAGGTCGAACTTTCGCATCTCTTCCTGAGTAAAAGGCTTGCCACGCCACGACTGGAGGTCAAGGCGCAGGTTGGCTTTCTCAGACCAAGACAACGTGTAGTTTTTGAAGATTCCAAACGGGCGACCGTCCTGCATCTTGATGGGGGAGCCATCTTCGTTCATGCCGTGGATTTCCCAGCCGAGCATGATCTTGTGCAGGTACTTGACTTGACCCATGTACTCAGATTTTTGAGTGCCCAGATCAACGATGCGATAGCACCGTGCGAGGTGCATACCAGAGGGACAACGCTCGAAGTTGCCGCCCTTGTCTTCTACATAAAAACTCATGATTTCATCCTTTGTTAAACGTCCCGTAGGACAGTGACCCGTTCATCGTGAACGTGTGAAGACTATAACACGGAATTTGATTCTTCAAGAAGTTTTTTCAGACGCGATGGTGTGCGATTGGTTCCGCGACAGCGCACGTTGTCTGCATGAGAGAGCAGTCGAAGGTTGGAAATTCTGTTGTCGTCTCGGTTGCCATTGATGTGATCAACCGTCATGTTTTCGTGAATTGAGCCGTGGCAGTAAACCCACGCCAGACGATGCGCAAGGTAGGCTTTTCTGAAGATTCGTATTTGGCGGTAGCCGTTGGTGTTGAGCGATCCGAGTGGTTGGTTCATTTGCCTGCTAACGGCACGTCGTCGCCACATGAAGATTCCCGTTTGGGAGTTGTACGCAACCTCAGCAAGGAGGTCGTCTTTCGATAGAATTGCGATAGCCATTTGATGCTCTTTCATCGGGTGGTAAGAAGGCCCCGCACAGTTGACGCTGTCGGGGCTTTCGTCATTTTACGCCTAAGAACTGGCGCGCAAAATCTAATCTTGTGTTAGACTCTTGCGAAAGAAAGGAGGTTGCATGAACCTAAAACAGTACTTCAAGGATGAGCCATATGGCGCGAAGAAGGAGATGGCCGACTACCTTGGCATCACCCAAACGTGGCTTGGGCTATTGATCAGAAAGGCGCGAAGACCATCACCTGAATTGGCAAAGAAAATTGAGAAGGCCACACAAGGCCTCGTGAGTGCAAAAGAACTGCGGCCCGATATTTTTAACTGACCCGACGTTGGGTTTTTAACTGGAGATCGAAATGAAAAGAGTGAACCTGCATGACATCCGGATCGATGGCGGCACCCAAAGCCGTGTAGTGATCGATCAACCCACGGTGTACCACTACATCGAGTGTGCCAAAGGCGGCGACGAGTTCCCGCCTTTGGAGACAGTCTTTGATGG